GTAGCTAAGCGATCTAAGAGTGTTGAAGAGCAAACGGTCGCTAAAGGTATTGATGAAGTAGCAGAAACTCCTGCTGACTTCCGCGGTCATGCCAATAAACCTGTAGCTGACCCACCGCAAGGATCACCGACGTCTAACGGTTCTGCCGGTGACGTCAACAAACAACTGTCTCGTACCCGCAATGAGCTGGGTGCAGAGATGGGATCTACCGACTCACTGACTCGTCCTATCGAGCTGGACCGTATCGGTAAAGGCAACCCTGAGCTTGCTCCTGCAGAGGTCAAGCGGATCATGGAGGAGTTTGCCTCTACTGACTACGTCGTCAAAGAGGTTGCCAAAGCTAAAGAGATGGGTGTCCCGCTCCATGAAGTGTGGGCTGACGCGACTGCCTCTATGAAAGAGATGTTTGAAGGTCGTCTTCGTACTGACCTGACGTCTCGTGAGTGGGCAGACGACTTCTACAAGCAAGGCATCAAACGCAAAGTCAAGCTTGAGGATGGCTCCCTCCAAGAAATCGAGATCATGGATCCCAACATGATCCCTGCTGCTGACCTGCTCAAAGGTTCGCTGCTGAAAGAGATCCGTGACCTTGGTGTTGCTGGCCGTGAGCTACAAGACCTCTACGACCTGGGCGACACAGATGGACCTGCTAAGGCTCTGTTTGACAAGTTTGCATCTCTCGTAGCTATTACTAAACAGTCTCGTTACTTTGCTGGTTATGACCTGAACGCTATCAAAGGCGTCGACGGTATTCCTAAGAAGGCTGACTTCGAGAAAGCTGTCTACGAAGACGTACAGAATTCTATTGATGCGTTCCGTACTGCCTTCCAAATGGCAGGTGAAAGCGGTGATAACGAGCTGTTCAAAGCATATATGGAAGTCGCTTCCTACTTGGAAGACGTTACTAACCTGAATGACCTTGATAACTTCTTCCGCAAAAAGCTGCGTGGTGGTGAGTTTAACGGTAAGAAAAAGACCGGTGAGCTTGTCAAAGAATTAGAAGGCGTGATGATTCACAGCGTGCTGAGCGGACCTAAGACTCCGGTCAGAGCAATCATGGGTACTGCCTCTGCTGCTTACCTGCGGCCTATGGCTACTGCTCTTGGTGCAACCTTTACTGGTGACGTTGTTACTCGTAAGGCATCTCTGGCTGCTCTAAACGGCATGATCCAGATGATCCCTGAAGCCTTTAGTCTGTTCAAAACAAAGCTGAATGGTTACTTCAGTGGTGATATGGCGACGATCAAATCGCGTTATGTCGAACGTACTAAAGCTGATCAACAGTGGAAGATGTACGGTGACTGGGCTGAGAAGCGTGGTACTGACGCTGATAAGGCTGTATTCCGTTTTGCCAACATGGCGCGGAACATGAATGACAGCAACCTGCTGACATATTCGACAAAGATTATGGCAGCTACTGATGATGTGTTTGGTCACATCCTTGCCCGTGGCAAGATGCGTGAACGTGCTATGCGTGAAGCTCTTGAGCAGGCAAGTAAAGGTGACATCACAGAAATCACTCCTGCAATTCTAAAAAAGGCAGAGGATAAGTTCTCTTCTCAGATCTTAGATGAAGAAGGCAACATCGTTGATGATGCCGTCAAGTTCGCCAAGCGTGAGGCAACTTTGACTCAGGACCTGGAGGGCTTCTCCAAAGGTCTAGAGACACTGTTTAACCAGAACCCTTGGGCTAAACCGTTCTTCCTGTTTGCACGTACTGGTGTCAACGGTCTCCAACTGACTGCTAAGTACACTCCTGGTTTTAACTTCCTTGTCAAAGAGTTCAACGACATCGCACGTGCAACTGTCAAAGAAGTCGAAGCTGGCAACCTGACTAAGTACGGTATCAGCACCTTTGAAGAGCTGCAAAACGCTAAGGCACTACAACGTGGTCGTCTTGCTATTGGCTCTGCAGTTATCACCATGGCGTCCATGATGTGGATGTCCGGCAACATGACTGGTGACGGTCCTACTGACCGACAGATGCGTCAATCATGGATTGATGCTGGCTGGAAACCTCGTACCTTCACCCTTGGTGGAGTTGAGGTTGGCTACGAAGCCTTTGAACCCTTTAACCAAATTATGTCGACTGTCTCCAACATTGGAGATCACAGTCTGCTGATGGGTGATGAGTGGACACAGGATCAACTTCTGAAGGTTGCAATGGTTGTTGGACAGAGTGCTGCAAGTAAGAGCTATCTCACTGGTCTGCAGCAGTTCGTTGACCTCTTCTCTGGTCAGCCTGGACAACACAACAGAATTATCGCAAGTCTGATGAACAACACGCTGCCTATGTCTTCCATGCGGAATGAGATCGGCAAGTTGTTTACTCCTTATATGCGTGAGCTTGATACAGGCATTGTTGACTCTATTCGTAATCGTAACCTGATCTCAGAGAAACTCAGCGATGAGCCTCTGCCGATTAAATACGACATGTTGAATGGTCAGCCTATCAAGAATCACGACTTTATTACGAGAGCTTGGAATATGTTCTCCCCTATCCAGTTCAACCTGGATCAGGGTCCTGGTCGCAAGATGCTGTTCCGCAGTAACTACGACACACGTCTTTCTGTTTACTACGCCCCTGACAACACTGACCTATCCAAACTGCCTGGAGTTCGCTCCAAGTTTATGAAAGCAATTGGTGATCAAAATCTTGAGGCTGAATTGAATCGTCTTGCTTCTGATCCTCGGATGCAAGCCAGTATCAGAAAGATGGAAAAAGACCGCAATAGCGGCAATCGTGACTATGAGCCTATGAAGGCTTACTACCACACCAAAGTGATTCGCAAGCTGTTTGAAACCGCCCGCAAACGAGCCTGGGCGATGATTAGTAATGAGCCTGATGTACGGGCTGCTATTGCTGAATCACGTCAAGATCGTATTGAAAACAGACTTAGCCAAAAAGAAACTACTTACGGACCAATCGATCCAGTCCTTAACATTGCTAAGTAATGGCAACTACTCTTACAACTGAACACTTTTATACAGGAGACGGATCCACCACCGACTTTGCTGTTTCATTTACATATCTGAAAGCTGCAGACGTCAAGGCAACACTTGACCACGTAGCTACAACTGCATATACCCTTCCCAACGCAGGTATCGTCCGGTTTAATACCGCACCTGCTTCTGGTGTTGCTATCCGTGTTTATCGTGATACTGATGTAGACGCTGCCCGTTTCGTACTTGCTTCGGGTTCGTCTGTTAAGTCCAACGAACTAAACGAGAATTACGATCAGCTTTTGTTTGCTGATCAGGAGATGGTTGATGAGACCGGCCTCTCCAATGAAGCTGTTTCTACAGCCAAAATTCGTGACCTAAACGTCACCACTGTCAAACTGGCAGACCTAAACGTCACCAATGCCAAGATTGGACCCGACGCTGTAACTAACGACAAAATTGCTGACAACTCGATTGCTATCGAGCAAATGCAAGACAACTCGGTGGATACACCCGAGCTTGTCGATGCTGCAGTAACCAACCAGAAGCTTGACGACAATTCAGTTAGTCTCAGCAAGATGCAAGACAATTCGGTAGATACGCCGGAACTTGTCAACGCTTCTGTAACTAACGACAAACTGGATGACAATTCAGTCAGCCTGAGTAAGATGCAAGACAACTCAGTTGATACTCCTGAGCTTGTCAATCTTTCTGTTCATACCAGTAAGCTCAACACTTACGCTGTAACTAACACTAAGCTTGCAACTGATTCTGTTTCTACAGTAAAGGTTCAAGATGATGCGATCACTGAACCGAAGCTTGCTGCGAACTCCGTCACAAACCGTCAGATCGCTGATGGTTCTATCGACGGTGCAAAGCTGACTGATGGCACCCTTGACATCAGCAAAATTAAAGCTGACGACATCATCACGACTGCTGAGCAGAATGCTGGGTCACCCTCCTGGGCTGGTCTAGACGATGCTTTGGCAACTGTTGGTGCTCTTGAAAAGCGTCACGACGTTCTTTATCAGAGCCAGACACCTTCTGGTACTGACTGGCAAATTGGCAAG